CGATACCAATGTGTGCAAGTAAACTAAATGAATACCGAACCAATTATTGTCGTGTAGAAAGCAATTCTATGGGTGCAATGTTTGCTAGAACACTACAGAAAAATACAAGATGCAGAGTTTTGCAAGTTCACAATACTCAAAATAAAATGACAAGGATAATTATGCAGTCAGCAACAATAATTAATCATTTTGTTTTTGTAAAAAAAGATGATAATGAATATCATCAATTTATGAGTAATGTATTGAGTTTCAGTAAAGAAGGTAAACAAAAGAATGATGATGCACCAGATTGTCTTGCAGGATTATCAATGTTTATTAAATCTTTATTTAAAAGATTAGAAATTTAATTATATATTTGTAAAGATTTCTTGGTAGAATCAATGTGTTTTAAATTAATTACGAATCCCTCTCGGTAAATACTCCTTGAGGGATTTTTAATTATATATTCATCAAAGCACGCATTTCTTCTTCGGAAAGAATAATTCCCAATTCTTGAACTTTCTTCAATGCATCTGCACGAGTGTTCAAAGATTGTGCTTCAGAAAGAATATCATTTTGTAATACTGGAATATGGTCGAAACTTGCTTTTAATCTAAGACCTTCAGCCTGCAATCCTAATTGTTCAGAAATGTTATCGTAAATTTTATCCGATTCTGGAATTATTGTATTTGTATATGCTAGTCTTTCACCATAATTTACGTTTGAGTATGTAGAACCACTTTCATTTGAGAAAATGTAGTAGTTAAGACCATAAGCATCGATAATTGCAAGTTTATCTGCTTTCAATTCATCAAACAACATCAAGTCTTTCGTAGGGAATGACATTGGTGTCCATTTCACATCATTTTCAGCAATAATCAATTCATCTTTGCTTCTGTTGTACCAATCTTTACGTATTTGTGATTTTTCTTCTGGCGACATAGGTAATGAACCACCTAAATCTGAATTAGAAGAAGATAAAATACCTATTGCACCAATATTTTCTAAAAGTACATTACGTTTATTGTATTGTGCTTTGATATTTGATAATGGATATTTTAAACTTTCAATTCTTGATACTGGATTCAATAAATTTACACCATCTGTAGTTTGGATAATTACTACTTCTTCTAGTTTTAAACTTTCTTTTGAATCACCATTAAAATCGTATGTATAG